AAGTCCAATCCATACCCCCGCACCGCTTACTGTAGCGTAAGTCCCGGATTCATGTATAAATGTTAATTGATTTGTGTCTGAATTATAGTAGGCGCACATTTTATTCCTCCTTGTTTCCTATTTTTATTTTTGATTGTTTCATGTTTTTTCTTATTCTCCTGTTTTTCTTGCTATTGTAATTAATGAATCTGAAGTATGTCCATTTAAATAAGGATCATATTCTTCCCATATATCTAATTTCTCTAATCCTATATACCTTAATAATCTTTCCATTTGCCAGGCATTCAAACAGAATAAATGATCTTCATCCATTTTAAGTATTAACTTTTCAGTAGGTAATGGAGTGCTAATAAAAATAAATCCATTTAATTTACAGACTCTTTTAAATTCCCGTAATGTTTGGATAGGTTTTTCTGTATGCTCAAAAGTATGACAAGCAAAAATAATGTCATAAGAGTTTTCACCACTCGGAATAGATTCCATAAAACCTTCAGTAACACATCTATCTTTTGGTTCTTTGTCTATTCCTATCCATTGAAACCCTCTTTTTTCCAATTCTGTTTTTGTTTCTAGTCTTCCACAACCTATATCAAGGATATTCCCAAATTTGATTCCTTGTTGTTTTATGAACTTATCAAATGCTATCATTGTAACTCCTCTATGATCCATTTTAACATCTCATTATCCTGCAATATATGAATAACTGAATATCATAACCCTACTTTTTATTGCTCCTTTTCCAGATTCATCAACATCAACAGATGATATTAATTCCATATCAAATAAATTACTATCAATCGTTCCTGAAGTCCCGTCAATTTGTCTTGTTCGTAATTGAGCAATGACTTGATCTGTAAGTTCATCCTTTTCTAACATATTCCTCGCCCAAACACGTATCTCTACAGGCACAATAAATGCCATTACCTCTGACCTAAACCCCGTAGGCGCAAAAGTATTTACATTCCTTGCTCTAACAGTAACAACGGGCCATACAGTATTAGGACGCTCTGGATAGGAAGTCATAACAAATTTATCATTAGCAGCACGAGGACCAGAATTAGGATCAGTCATATTTGTAGAAAGAATATCACGTATAGCTACAACTACATCGTGTACAAAAGTGGATGCTCCAATAGTTGCCATGCCTGTACTCGCTTGTACAATAGATTATATTTACTCGCTTGTAAATATAATGTTACTCAAAGAATAAAACTTTATAAATTTACCATTAAAGTATATACTCAAATGCAACCTTGTATTTCTTTCTCAAATACTATTAATAGTGAATATGAAAAAAAACTGCATGTATTTTTAAAGAATATAGAAAGAGGAATAAATTAAAATCACTAAAAATGAGAAAATAAAAAAACAACAAATGGTTATCATTGATAAATTTGGTAAAATATTAATGTTATAATTCCTTGCTTATTTCATCTTTAAAATATTCATTTACTTTTTTCTGATTCCTATCCAAAGAATTATTAAAATGTCTTCTTGCAGCCATATAACTAGTTCCATATTCCAAGAATTGAGCATAATATACATCAGAGAAGATTGTCACGGATTCTGCAGCAATACTATGCATGACAGAATTAAGGAATCTTCCTGTATCTACACTGGTAGGTTCATCTCTTTGCCCAGCAATACTTGATTTTACTTCACCTTCCATGAATCCTCCAACTTGAATAAGTGCATTGCCCATACCATTCTTTATATCCTTCTCTTTCTTTTTTAATTCTGCCTGTACATCTTCAATACCTTTTACTTTTATACTTACTACCATTTCTAAACCTGCCCTAAGAATGAACCAGTGTTTAATTCTCGACAATATACTTTTCTGTATATAACTACCCCAGATAAAACAAAATCAATTACTCCAGGATCAAGGATCATATGTTGTGTAGGAGTAGGACTCCCTATCCCAATTTTTGCATTTGAACTTATCGTAATCGAACCTGCAAAATATACAACTTTATCATTAAAACTTATTCTTCCCTCTTCAATATATTGTGCTTCGGCACTATGTTCACCTTTCCCACCAAGAGAAACAGGATGATGTGCACATGTTACCCACGAGCTTCCATTTGCTGTAAGATATTCGATGTCATATTGTGCACCAGAGAATGTGCTTGAGAATCTGTTTATCAAACATCTTTCGCCTATATCAGCAATAACATTATCAAAATCACTACCCGCACTATTCAGAACCAATTTCTTCCATTTCCTCCATCTTTTCCATTTTTTTCTTTTTAAGTTCTGGTTTTAATAATTGAAAATCCCCACGAGCAAGTAATCCATCTATTTGTTTTTCATCAACTTCATATATCCCTTGAGGTTGTTGATCTCCTACATAATATACCAATATTTTTGCCATCTTAAATGTTAGATATAACATCTTTCTTATTATAATAAGTGTATAATATACTATCCATTTGCTTTAACATACCGTGCTGCTCTCCCTAATGCTCTTAATTTATCCATACCAGATTCTTTAAAATAATTACGAGCTTTAGCAAGATTCGATTCACCACCTTTGCTTATACTAAAATCCCCAAGAGTATATGATTGAGCATCAGCACCTTGCAGTTCCATATTTGCCAATACTGCTGCAGCTGCCAAATCAATCAATGCAGGCTGGTATTTATCTGTAATAGCATTACTCCCAATACTATCGCCAGTGAATTCGTTTATATATAATAATTGCTGATTTATAATAGAATTCATATCAGTACCGCTTATTGCAGTGGGAATATCTGGTATAAGTTTTGAAATCTCCGCTTGAATACTTCCCAAGGAAAAACTAACCATCTTTCCTCCTACGGTATACCAAATGCTACCCAATTAAAATTCTTATTTGCTGTTTCACCCCGTACTTGGAAAGATCCAGCAGTAGTAAAAGCCAATCCAAAATTCTCATTCAAAGCATTAGATCCAGGTGTAATAATAACTATAGGAGTATCTGATGTAGAAAAAGCTGTTGTAAATATGATATTTGCTAAACTTCCCCCCCCTGTTGCACCACTTCCAACAAATATTCTTCTTCTAGCAAAAGTAGTAGGACTTCCTGCACCATCTACCAAAAGATCTTCTGGGTTATTTGGGAATATAGCACTCATTTTATTTCACCATACATAAATCTGGCCACTCAGTGTAGCTGTTGCACGAACAGCCACGCCACTTTTTGAAATTCCATCAAAGGACAGTGATGCTGCATATCGAGTTGTTCCTGCTATTGTTGTTCCTCCATCCCAACTCCATTCAATTGCTGAAGCAGCAGAAGTCCCAGATTTAACAATCATAAATCTATGTCCTAGAACAGCCTGATTTGCCCCAAAACCGCCTACACCACTAAAATCTATGGCCGTCCAACCACTTCCTGATATCAAATTTAATCCAGTGAAAAACCAACGATTCGCACCAAAGAATTGATATTGTTTATCTGTTAAACTATTTGCTCCTTCGTCAATTGCCATTTTTCAGCTCCATTATAACTGCCAAAAAAATAAAAAAATTAAGCAGCCCCCACTGCACTCCAATTGAAATTCTTTGATGCTGTACTACTCTCACAAGTGAAAGATCCTGTACTAAAACTAACTACTCCAAAGCTTGTACCTAACGATCCTGAACCAGGAGTAATTAATATATTTGGTGCTGTTCCAAACGCTGTTGTGAAAACTATAGTTGCAGTACTTCCTGCTCCTGTTGCTCCACTTCCAGTAAAAACTAATCTCTGAACATAAGATGTGGGACTTCCCGCACCATCAGCAAATCTTTGTGGTCTATATAAGCCCCCTTCTAATACTAATCCACCAAAAATGCTTCCTACACCAGAGACGTTTGTATCACTAGTAATTAATGCTGTTGATTGGACTCTACCTGCAAACACACTTCCGACACCTGAAAAATTTGTTGCAGATTGAATAACACTTTGTGAAGTAATAGATCCGGTAATCCAAAGCTGAGATACTTTACTTCCAGTATCTGAAACATCGGCTAACTCTTCAAATCCTAATGCATCTCTCATAGTTGCCATATTTTTCTGTCCTCCTGTATAATTACCTCATTAAGTAGAGGTAATTTTTGCTATTGCATTTGTTCGTAATGCTGCCGTCTTGATTCTATGTGAAACTACTGCACCACTCATGTCATAAACTGGTAATTCAAAGTTTTCAACTGTCAATGGTCGTTTCTCAGCAATCATATATGCATGTTCTCTATCGATAACGTATGAAGATGTTGTAGTCATACCTGCATTTGCTGAAACCCTCCAAACTTTCATCCCATAGACCATACCAACAAATCCTCGTTCCATCATTTCTCTAGAACCAAATTTATCTGCTTCTGCAAATGTATCTAAATTCCTTAGATCATTCGCAACCTCAGGTCCAACAAGATAATCAGTTGCATGTTTGTCTGCATCTTCAAGATATTGCATTGCTCGTGTAATATTAGCAATTGTTACTGTTGCTCCACCAGTTACAGTGTTTGCAGCGCTATCCAAAGATTCGCTTATAATAAGAGAATTTTCATTCTCGGCAACTTTTTTCCCAAGATATTTTACATTATGCTGGAGAAGATTCCATTTCCCATCTTCAAGCATTTCCCTTGTAATACGCACTGCAGCACCATATTTTACTGGTCTCAAATTTGTGCTCGTATATGCAGCAGGATCCATAATAAACTCAGCCCCTTCTGCAATAGCACGAACATCAGCAGATTCTTCGGTAACAAGATCTACATCAATACTAGATCCTGGAATGTCTCCTGGGCCAAAATAGAGTGCAGCCAATTCCCTTGGAATCAAAGCATATTCTACTTCATCAATTAATTGATCATAGATTTTTCTAACAACAAGTAATTGACCTTGAGTAGAAATTCCAGTGCCCAAAAATTCTTTGATATTTCGATATTCTTCCATCTTTTTTTCCTCCTAAAAATTGAGCCCCACCAAGGAATACGCCCCAGATGTTGCACCCGTAATTGTTCTTCCACAGATACCAGCCCAACCATGAGCTTGCGATCCAACAGCAGCAACTACTGCATCTCCACCGTTACATTGAACAGGTTGCCCACCAGATAAAATACCACCAGCGGCTACAATCACATCTCCTTGTCTTAATATTGCAACATATTCATTTGAACCTACAGTTTGTAATGCTACACCATTACATGTGATTCCAGACCCAGCAGTTGCAAATTGAATATCAGTATTAATCAACGATGCAAGCCCAGAATTCACCACATCTTCTGTTCCTGAAGCAAATACAAATTGTCCACCAGAAATAACTTCTCTTGCACGCCCAGTAATAATTCTTGGATTTCCCCCATCAGAAACCAAGACCATTCCATTTGGATTTACTACCATTCTTTATCCTCCTTTAGCAAAATGCTTCCCGCATCAAGCCATTCTTATTAGGCATTTTAAATAATTCAAATGTGCCATAACTATTATGTCCAAGGTAATAATCATTAAGATTATCCAATTCTACTTCTTTCAGGATTTGTCCTTTTGTTTCGGTTGTTTTTACTTCTTTGAGTTCCTTTAAAACTTTTAATTCCTTAATTTCTTCAAGAACTCCAATAACAGTTTTTAATCCTTCTACTGTAAAAGATTCCTGTGGTTTCACTAAAGATCCTGCTTCTTTAGCTAATAAATAATATCGTGCATAAAGATCAGATTTCTCTTTTAATTTATAACTTTCTAATTCTTTCTTTAAAAGAATCGATTCTTCTGTTTCCATTTTATTTTCCTCCTGTTTTAAAATTGTATTTGTAGC